ATCTACTTTGATTGTGTACCTAACTTGGCCACCGTTATCTATTTGTAAATCAGATATGTCAACTGTATTTATGAATGTTGTACCCATACCTGAAACACCCATTGTTGATGTTGAATTACCACTACCTGTAATCTGTGCACACTTATCTGAACCTAGACCATAACATGAATTTCCTGAAGGCATATTTGCAGAACCTTGACCACCCCAATCAATATCCATGTCGCCTTCATATTTTGAAGTTACGTAATCATTATCACCATCAAGGATATCTCCTGAGTTTGGGTTTGTGATAGTTTCAGTTGTAGTTGTGACAGTGGTTGTTGTCGTTGTAACAATCTCTGTTCCTAAATCCTCTTCTGTTATGACAGTTTCAGACTCTTCTGTGATATTAACACCAGGAGTGCAAAGTCCTACTGTATCAGGTACACAATCAGCTTTAGAGTAAGAGTAGCATAGAGAGAGCAATAAGACCAAAATTCTTAATAGCATTGATATCTCCTTTTGGTTGTTCTTCTACTTTAACTTGTGCAACATATTCAGTTTTGTATCTACTGCCATCTGGAATCTCTGAAGGGTTATCTGCCCAATATTGAGCTGCCTCGGCCCCAATGAAACCTCGTACAGGGCACGGGGTCCCAGCATCGGTCATACTGTCCCAAACTCGTGGGTCTTGACAAAGAATAGATACTGCTGACACTTTCATGCCAAAAGCGAATTGAGTCTTAGATAATTTTAAAAGCTGACACAGCTCGTCATCTATAAGCACTCCTGTAGCTAAACCTAACACATTATTTTGTACACTTCCACCAACACCAACCTTACATATATCTGAATTTGAGTTTGGAATTACGGGTGCATTGGCTGTTGGAGGAGTATTGTTTACTACCGTACTCGACACGGTATTTGTTTCTGCATAAAAATTTTTTGTGCCACTAATAACTATCATTAGAGTCAGTAAAAGACAGGTTATTAAATAAAGAAACCAATTTCCCATTAATCCACTTTACTCATTGATCTAATAAATTCCGAACCATGCACAGTTTCTATTTGTGCTTCTACTTTGACACAAGATATTTGCACAGAATCAGACATATTTCTTTGCATTATTCTTTTCTTTTCAAGACAATCTTTAACACCATCAGTAATAGTATGTTCAATCATAGTGCCTTGTGAAAACAATAATAATGCTATAATAATTTTAGTGACCATTTGTTGCTCTAATTTTATCTTTTAATTCTTCTATATCCTCTAATGCTTTTTCCATATCTGTTTGTAATCTTTGTATATTAACTTTGTTATGTGCCATATTTTCTAAATCTTCTGACATACCTTCAACTTGCCCAGATACAAACTCTAAAAGCATGAACTGTTCTTGGTCAATAGGTGTTTGATCTGCGCCCTTAACCAAATCTTCTTCAAATAAAGTTTGTCTTGTCTCTATATTATTTAATCTTTCGATAACTCCAAAATACCCATAAACTGCTACAGCAGTAGCTCCTATTAACCCTATTAAGTTTTTTAAAGGTAGTCCTATTTCAGTTGCTTCAGAAAGACTTGGCATTTAGCACCTCCAACGTTTACGAGCCTGTCTTAACCTTGAGTTTGGATCTTTGGCTGCTTTAGGAAACTTTTTCATTTGTCCTGCACTTCTAGCACAAAACGATTTTCTTCTCTTAGCTGCTTTACTACCTGGTTTTACCTTACCTGTCACAGCAGTTTTTAATTTAGAACCAGGATTGTCTCTTCTATATTTTGCAACGCCTGCTTTAGTCATTCCCGCTCCACTTTTAGTGGAGCGAAAATATTTTTTAGTTTTTGGTGGCTGTTTGTCTGCCATTACGCAAATATACAGGTCAGTGAAGTCACATTAGTTAATGTAGCATGTATTCTGTCTTGGAATCTCATACCTGTATCACCGATGTAAGTTTCAATAACTGCTGTTGCTGATGCAGGAGTATCTATATCAAGTCTAGTTGCTCCTCCACTACCGTCTTTTAAAACGATACTACCAGCAGTTCCACCACAGACAGCGTGAATAGCTATCAGTCTTGCGGGACCTGTTCCTACGTTTCCTGTAGCGGTTACTTTAGCCGATCTATAGTTAATCATAACTTACTCCTAACTTAATTTAGGTAAGCCTTCACCTGGTTGACCTTGATCTACTACAAAATAATAAAGGATACCTGTAATAGTACCACCTGTTGCAGCAGATGTACCTTTACCACCAACAATTTTAATTTTTTCAGTTGAAGGTGTAGCTAAATCACCGAGAACTGCACCAGAACCTGAGTCACCACCCCAAATGGTTGTAACGCCTCCTGCATCTGCATCGCCCTCATTGATTAATCCATCAATGTCTACAAAGTCTGTACCACCATCGAAATCAGTAAATCCGATATCAATACTAGGGTTTGTTCCACCTGTTGCATCTGGGTTAAATGCTACGCCTGTGATTACACAGTTTTTTGGAAGAACTACTTTTCTTGTGTCTGTTGCTGAAACTTGAACATCTGTTCCTGCTGCTGCTGTTGGATCAAAATAAAATTGAGCCGCCATCACCATAGAACCAGCGTAAGTTTCTCTTTTGTTGTCTCCACCGTTAGATCTTACGATCCCAGTGAATGTTGTTCTGTTTGCCATGTCTTACTCCTTTGTAAGTCCTCCGAAGAGGTCATGTTGTTAATGAAATTATATTTTGACATAAAAAAAGGGCGCAGTCAAAGACATACGCCCCTTTAGATATTAATTATTTATTATGCGCCTGAAGTACCGAAAATACCTCTAGGATCTGAGAAACCAAATGAGTATCTCTCTCTAGCTTTGTATCTCACATTACCTGTGTCAAAGTCACCTTCCATATTTGTGGAAAGAGCAGTTCTTGTGAAATGCTTTAGACCATTAGGTGCATCAGTTTTAATATAGAATGCGTTAGTGTCGGTTAAGAAGTGGTTTACCACATAACCTTCAGGAATCATTCCCATATTTTTGATTGCATTGACATCATTGTCAGCAGTACCTGGTCTTAATGCAGATGACATTAATCTGTCAGCAGTAAACTGTAATTCTTTTGGAATAATCAGTTTTCTACCTTGTGTTGCAATTTTAAGACCACGCTCGTCCACGAATGCAGCAATGTCAATTAAAGCTTGCTCAAGTGATGTTTCATTAAGATCAGCATCTGTTGCTAATCTGTTTGATAAAAGACCACCTTGTGCTAATGGGTGTTGTGTATTGATAAGTGATACACCGTCACCACCAGGATTAGTTCCTGCAGCACCTGCACCAGCAAAAGCTGTGTTTAAAACATCAGCAGCTTTTACTTGCTTTGTGTTTGCCATTGATCTTGCAAGAGCTTTTGTGTAACGAGAAGAAAGCTGATCATAAAGATTATCTTCGATTGCTTCTTCTGTTATTGCAAAACCTAATGCAATTGTTTCGTGTGTGTAGCGTGAAGTGTATGCTTCAACTGCTGTGTCATAAGATATGCCAGCACCTTCAGCTTTTGATGGTGCAGAACCGAAACCTGATAACATTACTTCCTCTTCAAACGCTCTGTCTGAAGATTCGTTGTCAAAGATTTCTGAGTGTTCGTTTTCATATCTTGAATACTCCAAGCCAAACAGTGCGTTTAGACCTGGTTCTAACTCTTTAACGAGTTGACTTCTTGAAATAGCCATAGTTTAGATTCCTGTACTATCTCTATACTGATGTAAGTTAATTCTAACAAGAATGTTAGCGTTAGCAGCAGTATAGTCACTGTTGTCAGGATCTGTTGAAAGATCATAAACAGCGAAGTTAGAGCCATTAGAAGTTCCGAATGTACTACCATCTAGTGCTACGCCTGAAATACCTGATTTGGTAGATCCTGCAGCGTAAGTTGCGATGTTAGCAGTTGAACCGACTTGTGCTCGTCCACCATTTGTGTCGTCTACTTTGACTTCAAAAATGACATCTGGGTCACTGATTACGTTTGCAACGATATCATCAGCTACAATTGCCCCTGGATAGTGGTTTGAAAAAGTTGGTTTTTGTGAAGTTGGGTCTGTATAGAAACAACCATTGAAAACACCAACAAGCTCAGCACCAGCAGAG